CATGAAAGTATATTTTGTTTTTTTAGTGTTTTGGATACGCGACATTTGATACCCCCTTATCCCAGCATTGTCTACAGCTGCCGCATGCATTCCCCTGTTCAGCTGCCGGGCAGGTCTTGCCTGCCTGAACAACTGTTGACGTATGAGGCCAGAACTTAACTGGCCCCTGGTCTATCATATGCGAGGACACACGAATAATTAAATTTTTTGGTACCACGTCCGGATCCATGAGCGTTAACAGCTTCACCTCCCGGGTTGGCATCCAGTGCTGTACCTGTGGCGTCCGGTTACAGACTTCGAATATGTTCTTGAGATGCTGAGCCCCCTGCAGGTCCCCAGAGTCGTGCCACCTGAAGAAGGGCACCTTCTTGCTGTAATGCGTGACCAGCGTGGTCATTGCTTCCACCCATTGCGGATGGACCAGTGACTGTTGCCTTCGCTCTAATGCTTCCTTAACGTTCCTGAACCTGTACCGGCCCTTCATGGCGTAACAGCCAGCGCAGACAGAGCCCGCCACGGCTTGCAGCTTCACACCTGTGATACATCTCCAGGCAGGCAGGTTATACGCGTAGCCCGGCATCTTAGACGGTGAGCTCAGGCCCCCGGTTATTTCTTTTGCTTCTTTTAGTTTCATAATTTCCTCGCTTTCTAAATCTTATATAATCTTATATTCCTGGCTTGTCAAGCGCTTGTTGCTTGACGCTTGCCGCTTGTGGCTTGCGGCTTGACGCTTGCAACTTCAGGTTGAATTTTTTTCTTCTTTAGAATCATTCTAAAGTGGCCCTTTCATCCTCCAGCTCAGTTAAGAATGTATCCACCGCGCCGGCTGTCTCATCATCCAGGTCCAGGATGGTTTCATCACGGCCGTCGCTCCAGGTAACCTGAAGCGCCCAGCCTGTTATTTTTAGTTTAGTTTCTTTTTGCTTTGCCATGATTGCATACTTATATCTTCTTTTTTAAAGCCAGCGCCTTTCAGGGCGTTGCCTATCTGGCTGATCATCTCAACTTCAGTCATGCCTTTGTGTTCTCCTGAATAGTCTTTGTGCTCTGTAACAGGAACGAACTCAAGCTCTGCTTTACTGTAGTTGTCACTCACCAGCCACTGTCCGTCTTTGTATAAATAGACAAACTCTATAAACACATCACCTGCATAGTGCGTCTTAAAACTTTCAAAGTTTTTATGCACCGTTGCGGGATCCAGCTCGCGTTGCCAATCTCTTCCGTAGAAACTACACTCTTTCAAGGTAGATCCCAGGTAGCTGGCATCTCCATATCTGAACAATTTCTCTGCTGAGATATATGTTTTAAAGTTGTCAATTAAACATTGACCAACGCCGTCAGGATAACCATCACTGTGAACATATATCGACAGGATAGTTCCATCTGGTTTTTGTATTGCTATATTTGATCGTGTACTCATTTATCCTCTTTCTTTTTTGTTAATAAGATATCTTATAATATCCCAGACCAATTGTCAAGCATTATTTTCAGGCTTGTCGCTTGATGCTTGTAACTGATCCCAGGTCCAGCCAGAGTCTCTGCGAGTTTTTCATCGTCTTCATACATTACTGGACCAGGGATCAGTACTAGTGGCTCGTAGGCGAGGCTTTCCACAAGGCCTTTCGGATTACCCATACAAGCAATGTATCGCGACCTAAGATATAGCCCAAAAATGTTCAGGCGCCCTATACTAGTTCTGATCCCAGATCCTTGGCTCCACTAGTGAGATTATCTGGCACATACCAAGGATCAGGGATCAGTACAGGTTGCGAAAGGTAGGATGACTCCTGTTAACTCAACCTGTAGTTGTCCCGATTTTATAGTTTATAGTCGATAAAATCTAATGAAGACTATGCCAATACTATATAAGATTTTATAAGAGAAGTCAAGAGCAAAGTTGTCGCACCCAATTCTAGTATAGGTTGAAACTTTTTTTAAATTAGTTGTTGACATTTAATCTTATATAATGTAAGATACAAATAAATCAACCAATGAAAGAGGATAATATGATGTACTTAATAATAGAAGAAACACAATACGAACATAGTGATAATACTTATCACATTGAGGATTGTACTAATGATTATAACAAGGCGATTGATATGTTGCAAGGTTATAAATTAATAAACAAGAGAGAGGACAGAACATATTCAATTTTAAAATATGAAAGTCCTTTACTATTAACAAAAGAAATGGAGTGTTAAATGTCAAGAATAAGACTTAATCAAGAGTATCGGAACAAGATTGCTAACAGAATGAGAGTACATCTTGAACAAGAAGATACGATTGAAAAACAAAACTATGACAAGTTGAAAGGCGAACAAATTGACTTGAATGATAGTGCGTGGAATATGGCACACAAAATAGTTAGACGACATTATACTGATGATGATGTTAAAATGGCATATCATCTACAAAACAAGTTTGAAAATGTTTCTACTATTGCAAAAGATAGTTGCTTTCATTTTCATTATCTTGGAACAAAAGAAGAAAGAGATTATGATAATAATCCAGTTGTTAAAGAGGCAACAATAGAAAGTCATTTTGATTTTAGATTAAATGGCAGTATTGATGTTGACAACAATTCTTCTTATAGTCGTGATGATAGTGGTTATGGTTATGCTTTGTTTCGTGATGAACTAAAAGCACAAGATGATTGCAACCCAGATATTTTGATTGAGCAAGAGGGTAAAGACAACAACCCACACAAAACAAAATATGTTGACAACAATAATAAATATCTTGGAAATGATGATACTGGCTATGGTAAAGAGTGGAACAATAAATATCAATTAGATTTAATTGGTAGAGATTATTGTCGTGATAGGTCTATTGCTTGTACTGAACAAGAGTATATGTTTTTAATAGATTGGAAAAAACAAAAAACACAATTTGTTATGGCACACCAAAAATGGATTTCTTCTATCTTACAACAGATGAAAGAAATTAAAGTTGGTCTTAAAGGTTATAAATATTTAGACGAGGCGATTGAGTTATCAACCGAACTTGGTTTAAATATTAATGACGCAGAAATAATTAGAACTAACTCTACTGGCTTAACTATCTACAATCCTAAAAATCTTGCAGATAGAATTAAGGGAATGAAAAACAAGAAAGAACAAACAAGAGAGGAAAAAATAAAAGCGAGGTTATTATACGAGCAAAACCAAAGCGAAAATAGTTTAAATTAACTATTGACATTACTGGGATTATAGTATATAATCCCAGTATAAATAAAAACGAAAGAGGATACTATGAAAGATATAAACAATATGCCAAAGAAGTTTTACATAACTTACTTTGCAAAAAAGCATAAAAAAATAATAACAAGAATGGCAAGTGCAGAAAAAAATGGAAGTGGTGTACTTGGTAAAATCTTAACTGATAAAAATGGCAACGACAGATTTATCTACTGGGATTTTGACGCAGAAAATAAAACTGGTGGATTTGGCGATTGGCGACAAGCAGTAGGTCAATGGGCAATTAAGGAAATAGCTTAATGGATATAAATTATAATATAGTGCTATACATAGGTATAGCACTTATAATTGGTGGTTTCGTTTTATTTCTTGTATCAATTCATTTTGAGAGAGAGGCAGAAATAGAACTATTTAAACAAGAACAATTAGACAAGGCATTTAGAAAGGCAAAAGAAAATGAGCAATTATAATTGGTGTCATAATCCCAGTTGCCATACGATTGAAACTCAATCGAGGGTACGAGGAACTGGCGACAATAAAGTATTGCGAACTATTAAAATAAAAGTTGGCAGATATAATTATGCTAATGACAACACCCCGAATATTTGGGATTACTTCTGCAATCAAAGATGTTTATTTGAATTCTTAAATAAATTTTGTGTTGAGATTGCTAACACTTATTCAGTTAAGCAACCAAGTGAAACACCAATAAAAGTAAGAACAGAAAAGTATGAAAGTTATAGATATAGGTGGAGTGGTAACGAACATACAAGAGAGCCATATCAAGCGACAAGAAAAATAATTGAAAATAGTTCTTGACTTTTATTTGATTATAAGATATAATGGGATTAATTAAACGAAAGGTATATTATGACAGCATCAAAAGAACTAATGTTAGCAGACAGCGACATCGGAAAAAAAGTTTATGAGTTTGAGCAAGAAATAACTTTAGTTATTAAAACTCAAGTCATAGGTAAAAACGAAACAGAGGCATTTGACAAATGGTTAAATGAAACATCTACTAGAAATATTGAGAACTATGACATCAAAGATAATATGACAGATGTAGTAAATTCTTATTTTAAAGAATATTCACACTTTCAAGGAACTAAAGAAATTGGCACAATTAAAAAAGCAGATGAGAGCGACGAGGATAGCGAACTAGAGGTTGTATAAATAATTAAAAATAAAGCTTGACTTTAATCCCATTATAAGATATAATGGGATTAATTAAACGAAAGGAATAAAATGAAATCACAATCTAGAAAAGCATACAACGAGTTAGAAAAAAAAGGTTACGCAGTAGAAGAGATTAGCCACCAAAGTGGAGAATTTCAAATTTGGTGTGATGGTGCAGAAGATAGAAAAGGCGTTGGAGATTATCATGCTAGAGGTAATCCAAATAATACTCAAATTGATGATTTTGGAATTTATAAAGAAGTAGTTGAAATTTTAGATAAGCATGGACTATGGGCTGAGTGGATAAATGCAGAAATGGCGGCTATACATTTAGATTAAAATAACACTTGACTTTAATCCCATTATAAGATATAATGGGATTAATTAAACGAAAGGAATAAAATGGGAAAATTAAAACAAGAAACAATGATCGACGCAACAGAGGAAAGAAAGAATAGATTCAATGGTCAATCATGTTTACTAACACCACACGAGGCAAAAATACACGATGATATCTTTATCAATGAACTAGCAGCGACGTTAGAGGATAAGGAAGTTGGTATCGATGGTCATTCTAAACTATGGAACAGAGTTAGAGATGGTCTTAACTATTTCAGACAGAATAATGCAGAGGCATATATGGTATTACTAGACTAACACAATATCTGGGGTCTGGGAAAATCCCAGACCCTATGCAAAAATTGCATAGCGCGAGCCATGTAGTTTATGCAGCAACTACAGGTTGTGCGCCGCTTCGCGGCGCGTTGCGCAACAGTGCAAGCACAGGTTGTGCCGCAATTCATAGAGGTACCAAGTCCAATCCGAAAAAAGTAAATCAATCACAGGTTGTATCGCGCACGTTTTAAAGGGGTCCCACTGCTTTCGACTTTATGCCTTGATTTAGACAGTTATTCAGGGTAAAAATCATTTTGACACCCATAAGAGTACTTATGCAAGATATTGATATAAAAAAATTATTAGAAGAAGATTTAGAGAACCTTCCCCCAGATACCAGAAAAAAGTACAAAAGATACTTGGTCCAATTGGACAGAAAACAGAAACATAAAAAAATTACTGAAGATTTTTTGACTTTTGTAAAACATATGTGGCCCGAATTTATAGAAGGGTACCATCATAAAATTATTGCAGAAAAATTTAATAAATTAAAATCTGGAGAGATTAAGAGACTCATTGTTAACATGCCCCCAAGGCATACAAAATCTGAGTTTGCATCTTTTCTACTTCCTGCATGGATGATTGGAAGTACTCCAAAATTAAAAATTATTCAAGCAACTCACACAGCCGAACTTGCTATTAGGTTTGGTCGTAAGGCTAAACACTTAATGGATACTGAAGAGTATAAAGAAGTTTTTCCAACAAGACTTATGGAAGATAGTAAAGCCGCTGGTCGCTGGGAAACAGAACAAGGTGGCGAGTACTTCGCTGTTGGTGTTGAAGGTGCTGTAACCGGAAGGGGTGCTGACCTATTAATTATTGACGATCCCCACTCTGAGCAAGATGCTATGTCCAAGAAAGCATTAGACCGAGCTTACGAATGGTACACAGCAGGACCTAGACAAAGACTTCAACCAGGCGGAAGAATCGTTCTGGTTATGACAAGATGGAATAAAGGAGATCTAACTGGACTCTTACAAAAAGCACAGACAGAACCTAAAGCAGATCAATGGGAAGTTGTGGAGTTCCCTGCTATCATGCCATCAGGTAAACCCGTGTGGCCAGAGTATTGGGACATTGAACAATTAGAATCAGTTAAAGCTTCTGTTGCACTTCCTAAATGGAATGCTCAGTATATGCAGAATCCTACTTCTGAAGAAGGAGCGTTGATTAAACGAGAATGGTGGCGCAAGTGGCCAGAAGAAAGAGGCATTCCACATTGTGACTATGTCATACAATCTTACGATACAGCTTATCTTAAAAAAGAAACTGCTGACTTTAGTGCTATAACCACCTGGGGTGTTTTCCGTGAAAACGAAGATTCCAAACCTAATTTAATTTTGCTCGATGCAGTTAAAGCTAGATATGAGTTTCCTGATTTAAGAAGAGAGGCACTCAAACTCTATAAATATTGGGAGCCTGAGATAGTTTTAGTTGAAGCTAAAGCTGCTGGACTTCCTCTGATATACGAATTAAGAAATATGGGGATCCCTGTTATTTCGTTTACACCCAGTCGGGGAAATGATAAACACAGTAGAGTAAATTCAGTATCGCCTATGTTTGAGGCCGGACAAATCTGGGCTCCTACACATCTGCAATTTGCACAAGAAGTCATGGAGGAGTGCGCAGCATTTCCTTTTGGCGAACATGATGACCTTGTAGATAGTACGACACAGGCGGTAATGAGGTTTAGGCAAGGTGGATTGTTAGGTCACCCGGAAGACTACAAAGACACTCCTAAACCAATTGAACCAAAAGAGTATTATTAGGTAGCTATGTACGTAAAAGGATTATTTGAAGTTTTTAAAATACTAGGAAGATTAGGAATTAAGCCTAAAGATGTCATTGGTATGGGTGGTAATGTCGTAAAAATGGGAAAAAGTCTGTTTAATACTCGTGTAAATCCAAAATTATTGCAATTTGTTGAAAAAAATCAAAAAATTCCGACAAAAATCATTGAAGAAATCAAAATTCACGCAAGAACGCTAAAAAATGCGTCTGAAAACCAAAAAAAACTGTTTGAAGTCAATATTAGAGACATTTTAAACGCAAAAACACCAAAGCCGCCAGTTACTAGTGTCAAGCAACCAGCAACTAGCGTCAAGGATGCAGCTGAAGCTTTTAAAGGCTGGAAACCAACCGTTATCAAAGGTGGTAAAGATGGTTTAGCAACAGGTGGCAGAGCAGGATTTGATGGTGGTGGTAGTCCACTTCAACAATTAAAACAAGAGATTGTTGACAGCATGAAACCTTATGCACCCGGTGTACCGGAAGACCAACTACAAATAATAGTTAAAGATATTACTTTTGACATGAGTCCAGAAGAAGCACAAGCATCAGCAAAAGCAAATTTTATAAAATTATTTGGTATGGCAACCGGCGGAATCGCAACTCACTTTAGGAAAAGATAATGTCAAGTACAGATATAAAAGATTATTACAGAAGAGCCTGGGGACTAGGAGATAGACCAGGGTTTAAATACGGCGGAAGCTGGGCAGATTGGCAAACTAATTATTCAGATCAAATGACATTTGAAGAATACCTTCAAGATGACAACCTAGTTAAGAAACCACACTTCTTAGATAGAAAAGCTGAAGGGGGAAAAGTTAGAAAGAGACATGCTATAGGTTTAGCAGTTCCTATTTACACTGGGCTGGTAGCGCTAACAGGAATGACAATGAATGCAGCTAAAAATTATTTAGATAAGAATCCTGAGATATACAATAAACTTGCATCAAATTTTGATGGTAACATGGAAAAACTTAAAGAAAATATTTCTAGATACATTCCAGGTATTCATGGTCCTAAAGATAAAAACCTAGAAGATTTAGAAAAAATTAAAGTAGAGACTTTTCCTAAACAGGAAAATTGGGCTGATAGTTTTGGTACAGGAGAAGGAACTAAAATTCCAGAACCAGAAAAACAAAAACCACCAGTTTCAGGTGATATAATTTTACCACCTCAATTAGGGGGATCAGAGATTCCAGAAACAAAAAAAGAAGATATTATTTTTACATCACAAACCGCAGAAGGAATGTTGGAAGAAGATGATCATAGTCAAGATGAAGATGTTCTAGAAGTAAAAGCAACTTTTGATAAAGTTATGGATTTATATAAAGCAGGTGGTGAAGGAGTATCTAAAAAAATTAATGACTTAAATAGTGAAGAATTTGCTTTAAAAGTTAAAGAAATTATTGATACCAAATATGGAGGTACTATTCGTAATTTAGCTGATGATATAGGGATAGAACGAGTCAGAATAAATACATTATTTAAAAAGCATGGTATTAAAACCGATAGATCTGGAAATATTACACAACAAACAGTTTTCGATCTTTGGCAACCAGAAGATAAACAGTTTCTTAAAGATTTTACAACTAATGCAAAATACGACAAAAATTTTATTAATAACAGAGTTGAAAAAAATTTAGGAAAAGATTTTAACAAAGATCAATTTGTTAATTGGAAAGATCTAAGTGAAATAATGGGAATAAAACATCGTACTAAAAAAGACGAATTAAAAACAGATTCAACCGACTTACAGGCACGATTAAATAGATTAGGTGTTAAAAAGAAAAAAGGAAAAGGAAAAGAAGTGTTGTGGCACTTAGGAGATGCTATTCTTAAGATACAAAAGAAAGCTTTAACTAAGCCAGTTGTAGGTACTGGTACATACCATAATACTAAACGAAGAGAATTTGAAGCTAACACTGATCCTGAGGGATATAAAGCAGAAAATAAAGTTAAACAAAATACTAGAGAAATAATTAAAGAAGTTCTTGGAGAAAACTATGTGCCTTTTGCTCTTGAAGAATCTGGTCATGCCGTTTCTATTAATAACCAATTATCTTTTGAAGAATTATTTAAAGATTCAAATGCATCATGGATAAGTTCAAAAATTATGCAAGACCCTGTTTTAAATAAAGAAATACTTGCAGCTCGTAATAGTATTGAAAAAGGAATCGAAAACAGCGAGCGAAAACAATTATTAATTTTAGAAGAATTACTGGGTAAAGAAGCCAACGCAGAAAACTTTAAAGCTGCGTTAGAAGCAGTTGAAATAATGAACCAAAGACGTAAAAATATTAAAACTGATCCTAGGATTAAAAAAAATAAATTTTTAACAGATCAAGCAAATCGAATCCCACTTTATGAATTGACTCTTCCTAGACAAGGAGAAACATTTAAAAGTGGTTTTTTAAATATAGACATGTCTTCTATTGAACCTTCTGTTAGTGTGGGTAAAATTTTAGAAATTAACCCTAATGCTAAAAGCTTTAATGATTTAAGTAAAAAGGAGCAGGCGCTTTATAAAGAAAACCTTAAAAATCAATACATAGATTTTGCAACTTATTATTATAAAAAAAGAGGTTTGGATAAAGATGATATTGAAGACCTATTTGATGCTTTAACAGAAGGAAAAGAAAAAAAGGCAGAAGGTGGTTTGTCTGGTGTCGATCAATACATATTAAACCGATACAAATGAAAAACCCAACCCTAGTTAAAAACATGAAAGATGTTAAATGGAAAGCAATACCCCCATTAAAGGGCCCTGATCCTAGAGGCTTGATTAAAGATAAAAAACAGGATAAACCTATAATTTTGGAGAAAACACATGGCAGAAATAGATAAGGGCTTACCGAACGTAAGACGAGAGATAAATATCCCGAGCGTTGAAGAACAGACAGAAGTTATTGCAGACATGCAAGAGACAGCTCCTTCACATGAAAAAACTGAAGTAGTTGAAAACGATGATGGTTCTGTAGATATAAACTTTGAGCCAGGTGCTGTTGCACCTGAAACTGGCGACAATCACTATATGAACTTAGCTGATTTGTTACCAGATTCTATTTTAGATCCTTTAGGGTCCGAGCTTTATGCAAACTATACGGACTACAAAGAATCTAGAAGAGAATGGGAAAGATCTTACACACAAGGTTTAGACTTGTTAGGTTTTCAATTTGAACAACGAACAAGACCATTCCAAGGAGCTTCTGGTGCAACGCACCCAGTTCTTGCTGAAGCAGTAACTCAATTTCAAGCGCAAGCTTATAAAGAATTACTTCCAGCTGATGGACCGGTAAGAGCTCAAGTGTTAGGCATGCCTTCACGAGAAAAACAAGATCAAGCAGTTAGAGTTAAAAATTTTATGAACTATCAATTGATGGATGTCATGAAAGAATACGAACCTGAATTTGATCAAATGTTATTTTATCTGCCACTTGCAGGTTCAACATTTAAAAAAGTTTATTATGACGATTTAATGGGACGAGCTGTATCAAAGTTCGTCACAGCAGATGACTTAGTGGTTCCGTATTCTGCTACCTCATTAGAGGATGCGGAAGCCATATGTCATGTAATTAAAATGTCAGGTAATGATCTTCGTAAACAACAGGTTGGAGGATTTTATAGAGATATAGAATTAGGAAAACCTTATGACGAAGAAACAGAGCTTAAGAAAAAAGAACGAGAACTAGAGGGAACAAGACAATCAGGATATAATAAAAATAACCCGATCTATACGTTGATTGAATGTCATGTAAACCTAGATCTTGAAGGCTTCGAAGATAGGGGAGAAGATGGAATCCCTACAGGTATAAAAGTTCCATACATTGTTACAATAGACAATGGTACGCGAAAAGTTTTATCTATAAGAAGAAATTATAGATTAGACGATCCAAAGAAAAATAAAGTTGAATACTTTGTCCACTTCAAATTTCTGCCAGGACTAGGTTTCTACGGCTTTGGATTAATCCACATGATTGGTGGTCTAACAAGAGCAGCAACGTCTGCACTTCGTCAATTATTAGATGCAGGTACGTTATCGAATCTGCCATCAGGATTTAAACAGAGAGGGATCAGAGTTAGAGATGATGCCCAATCTCTTCAACCAGGTGAATGGCGAGATGTCGATGCTCCTGGTGGAAACTTAAGAGATGCTTTTATGAATCTGCCTTACAAAGAACCATCACAAACTTTATTACAGTTGATGGGAATTTGTGTAGATGCAGGACAGAGATTCGCGTCCATTGCTGACATGCAAGTCGGGGACGGGAACCAGCAGGCAGCTGTTGGTACGACGGTAGCCCTATTAGAGCGTGGCTCTAGGGTAATGTCAGCAATCCATAAGCGATTGTATGCATCAATGAAACAAGAGTTTGTTTTATTGTCTGATGTGTTTTCAACTTACTTACCTCCAATTTATCCTTACGATGTTGTGGGTGGAGAGAGACAGATCAAACAAACAGACTTTGATGACAGAATAGATATTTTACCTGTTGCTGATCCAAATATATTTTCAGCAACTCAAAGAGTAGCAATAGCACAAACAGAATTACAATTAGCTCAAACTAATCCACAGATGCATAATCTATATCAAGCATATAGAGACATGTACGAAGCGTTAGGAGTTAAGAATATTGATCAAGTTTTACCACCACCTCCACCACCACAAGCAAAGAATCCGGCGATGGAACATATAGATGCAATGGCAGGTAAACCTTTCCAAGCATTTACTGGACAAGATCACCAAGCACACATTGCAGCTCACGTTGCGTTTATGGCAACAGCAATGGCTAAGAATAACCCGATGATAACTTCATCGTTAGAAAAAAATATTTTTGAACACATTTCTTTAATGGCTGATGAACAAGTTCAAATGGAAATGAGAGATCAGTTAGTTAAACTTCAAGAATTAAATCAGTTAATGCAAAATCCACAAACTGCTGAGAATCCAGAGATTCAAAATGAGTTTACTAGAATTCAATTAGAAGTAGAATCTAGAAAAGCAATTCTAATTGCTGAAATGACTGAAGACTTCTTACAAGAAGAGAAAAAAGTTAGCGGAGACTTTGGTAATGATCCAATTGCTAAACTTAGAGCTAGAGAACTTGATCTTAAAGCTCAAGACAATCAAAGAAAAGAAAAAGAAGACGAAGCTCGTATTAATTTAGATAAAGCTAAAATGATGCAAAACAGAGAAATAACTGAAGATAAGTTAGAGCAAAACGAAGAACTTGCAGTATTAAGAGCCGCGACTTCAATTGAAAAACAAAAAATGTCTAATCGTGCAAAAGCAAAATCTGATGCAACGAAAAGATTTGATGTAAAAAAACTAAAAGGACCAAGGAGTTAATATGGCTAAACCAGGACTATATGCAAATATTCACGCAAAGCGTGCGAGAATTAAAGCAGGCTCAAACGAAAAGATGAGAGCAAAAGGTGCTAAAGGCGCACCAACTGATAAACAGTTTACACGAGCAGCTAAAACTGCAAAGAAGGCGTAATGCCAGGAGCAGCTTTAAGAGGATTTGGAAGAGCTTACCTAAGTAATGGTGGAGCTGCGTGGACTAGAAAAGAAGGTAAGTCTGAATCTGGAGGATTAAATGAAAAGGGTCGTAAATCTTACGAGAGAGAAAACCCTGGATCAGATTTAAAAGCTCCACAACCTGAAGGTGGATCTAGAAAAAAATCTTTCTGCGCGCGTATGAAAGGTATGAAGAAAAAATTAACTTCTAAAAAAACAGCAAACGATCCTAATTCAAGAATTAATAAAGCTTTAAAGAAATGGAAATGTTAAATGCCTTATTGGGATTATACCGGCGATACTAAAAAAAGTTTTGATAAAAAACATGGTGGGTGGAATCCTATAACAGGAGGAGGTGGCGGAAATAACAATAATCCACCACCTGTTAATATTCAAAAAGGTCCCACAGCAGCAGAGATAGAAGCAGAGAAAAAAAGAAAACAATTAGAAGATCAACAAAGACGAGCACAACAATATTCTGATTTTTATAAAAAGTTTAAAGGGGATACAAAAAAGAAATCAAAATATCTTGAAGGACTTTTAAAAAATGATCCTTTTCTTGAAACTTATAAAGCTAAAGGTTTATTGGATTGGAGTAATATTAAAAGTTTTGATGAAGACCCATATAAAACCAAAGAAGAAATTGAAGAAGCAAAATTAAGAAACTGGGGTTATACAAGATCAAAAACTGGTGACCCCTCACTTTACATTGCCGATATAGAGAAATTTAGTCCTACTTGGACACCTGGATGGACTGGTGATTCAGATCAGGAAAGACTTAATAAAAGAATTGCAGAAGTTATTGGACATGAAGCAAGACACCAAGTTTTAGGTAAAGACCAGGGAGGTGCACTAAGATGGCAGGGTGAAAATATATACACTGGAGATCCTTATTCCGACAAAGTAGAAAACAAGTTAACAAGCACCAAAGATTCGCCTTATAAAAAATTTATAGATAGGTTGGATGAGGATGACGTGGTTACTACACATTTTTTTGGTGATTATAATCCAGAGATGGCATCAAATGAATTATTAACTAGAATGGGAGATTTTCAATCTTATAATAATCCAAGAGTTTATGATGATATTTATAGAACTGTCCATGGTGGGATGCCGAGAAATTTAACTTCTAATGTAGCTAATGAATTTTATGATGCATCCGTACAAGCTGCTAAAGATGCTAGTGCTCGTACCGTTGGTGAAAAATATGAAAACATTGATCCTGTTATGGTTGAAGGGTTAAAAAAAGCGTATCCAGATGAAAATATAGATGAAGCTTTAAGAGAAATGAGTACGAGAGATGTTATGGATATTTTACAGGACGATTATGAATATAACAAAACATACGCCAAAGGTGGAGTCGCTAGAAAAAAATATGTAAGTGGTGGAATTTTAGACATTACCGGCGATGAACAAATTACAACAGATGAAGGCAACGATATTTCATTAGTTGATGAAAGTGAAACTGGAGTTTCAACTTTGTTTATGAAAAAAGGTGGACCTGTTCACCGTCATCAATTAGCAAAAAAAAATACAGATGGTTCTAGACCAGGATACTATGGACCAGATGAAGGACACGAAAATGATCCAGGACATGGATCTAATGCAGGTGGTTGGGGTCCAGGAGCTGGCTCACCTGGTACAACTTCTTCAGGTGGAAATGTAAATACTGGAGGCGGTGACCAAGAAGATGATGTCGCTACAATGATGTCTAATATGAATATTACTCCAGATCATTCACCTAATTACACAGGTTCAGATGCAGGATGGGTTGTATCAGAAGATGAAGAAACAGAAATAGGTGGAGCAGATTACATCGGACCAAGAGATAAAGTTAGAATTCACAATGAGATTTTAAATAGAAAAAATAAATACGATAGTCCTTTGGAAAAAGGAAAAAGAGTTTTTGGTGTATATAAATCATTTCCAAAACCTACAGGTGTTCCTTTAGTAGATATTTTATCGTTTGGTTATTTTGCTTATAAACAAAATGAAAAGAAAAAAGAAAGAATTGCTGAAATTGATGCAGATTTAGAACTATTAGATAAAATTGGTGCTACAAAATTTACACCTCACACAGACACTCTTTATCAAACATTAGAACAAGAAAAATTAGATTTAACTCAACCTAGATCACCAAAAGACAGTGATGGAGGTGATGGACCAGAAGCTCCAGTGGTTGCACCAGTTACAGAAGAAATAGAAGATTCATATGCAATGGCAGGAAATTGGTTACAAGGTTATAGAGACCTTAAGGCAAAACAAGCTTTATCAGCTAGTTTACAAGAAAAATGGGCTGATGAGAGAGAATGGCAACAAGAAACTATGTTTGCAAATAGTGGTGGACTTGCAAACTTATTTAGAGTAAAAAATCAATAATAGGAGAAAATTATGAGAAATGATTTTGGTACAAGACCTTATTCAGTAAGATTTCCATACAGTAAAGGTGGAAAATCTGGTGCTAAGAAACAAGGTTACAATGCAAGATTAGATGAATCTTTAGGTGCTAGAGATGGAGCTGAGTCTACTAAGTCTCAAAGCTTCAAAGCAAGAAGAGATGAATCTAAAGGCATGGAGAAAGCTTCAGGAAAAAGAGCTTACTCTTCTGTCAGAACAATGGATAAATAATTATGGCAAATACTAGAAGAGAAAACAGACTAGAAGAACTTGGTCGTGTTGATGCTGAAAAAGCATACACTAAAAAAGGTAAAAGAAATCTTAGAGACGAAAAAAGCAGAATTCGTGGCGAACTTAAAGGCGGCGGAATTGCTAAAAGAGGAATGGGAAAAGCTTTCAGAGGTGGAGGCTTAGTATAATGTCTAAAGATTGGCAAAAAGGATCTGGTTATGTTGCAGAACCAAAAGTTACAGGCATCGTTGGAAAAAACAAAGATGGCTATGGTGATGCAAAAATTATTGAAACTCCTAACCCAACAGAATCTCAAACAGTTACTGTTAAAGGTACAAGAGCATTAAGAAAAGATAAGAAGCCGGTTAAAGCTACTTGGTACTAGTATGTGGTTATCAGCAATTAAACTTGCTTTAAACGCTGGCAGTAAGATTTACGCTAACAAGCAAAGAACGAAGATGGCTATGTCTGACGCGCAGTTAATGCACGCTACTAAGATGGCCCAAGGTGAGGAAGCTTACCAGGGAAAACTTTTAGAAGCCCGACAGTCGGACTGGAAGGACGAGGCAGTTCTTATAATATTAAGTTTGCCCGTGTTGGTGCTGGCCTGGGCAGTCATATCGGACGATCCAACAGCGATGGACAAAGTAAAATTATTTTTCGATATGTTCTCACAGCTCCCTTCATGGTTCACAAATTTGTGGATTCTTGTCGTGGCGAGCATTTATGGTATAAAGGGAACTCAAATCTTCAGGAATGGAGCAGGTAAAAAATAATGGCTAAAGATTGGATTAAAGGCGCAATTAAAAGACCGGGAGCATTTACAAAAAAAGCTGACGCTGCAGGAATGTCTGTTGGCCAATATGCAAATAAAGTTTTAAAGAAAGGAAGTAAAGCTGATACTAGAACTAAAAAGCAAGCATCACTTGCAAAAACTTTAAGAAGTTTTCATGCAGGAGGTGGTTTGACTAAAGTTGGTGGTTACAAACCAGTACTAGGAAATAATAAGTTTGGTTATCCTAGTGGTGGTGTATCAGTTAAAAAATAATGGACGGAATACAATTAGTTTATAAACTAAAAAAACAAGTCGAAGAAACACAGAAAGCTGTGCAAACCTATGTCCTAAATGGACAGGTTGACAATCACGAAAAATATCAGTATATGGTAGGACAACTTCGTGCATACGAAACAATTTTACAGGAAATCTCTACCCTGCTAACTAATAAGGAGCCAGAAGAAAATGAAACAGGAACAGTCATCGATATTAACACCAAACAATGATCTAATTGGTGTAAAGAAATCAAAACCAGAAAAAGTAACAGAAGAATCAACAAAATTACCACAACCTACAGGTTGGCGTATATTAGTCCTTCCATTTAAAATGAAAGAAACAACAAAAGGTGGAATTATAATGGGACAAGATACATTAGAAAAACAACAAGTAGCATCACAGTGTGGAAATATCTTAGCAATGGGGCCAGATGCATATGGAGATAAAAAAAGATTTCCAGATGGGCCTTGGTGCAAAGTTGGAGACTGGATAATGTTTGCGCGTTATGCAGGCTCTAGAATAAAAATAGAAGGTGGCGAAGTTCGTCTGCTAAACGACGATGAAGTTTTAGCAACAATCAAGAATCCAGAGGATATCTTGCATGAATATTAATCATAGGAGAAACTTATGCCAGAAGATAAAGAAGATAAAGTAATAGACATCCCAACCGATGGTCCGGGAGCAGAAGTTACTTTACCAGAAGAACCCGTTAAAGAAGGAGCACAAATTGTTGATGTTCCTGCGGAAAAACCAGAAGGTGAAGTCGAAGTAAAAGACGAACCTAAAAAAGAAGAAGCTCCCAAAGAGCTTATTCAAGAACAACCAAAACAAGAAACAGCTACAGAAGAAAAACCAAAACAAGAAACAGAATTAGAAGAGTATGGCGAAGGAGTTAAAAAACGAATCGCTAAACTTACTAAGCGTATGCGTGAATCAGAACGTCAAAGAGATGAAGCAACGCGATATGCTCAAAATGTTTTAAGAGAACAAAAAACTCTAAAAGAGAGATTAACTAAATTAGATACAGGTTATGTATCTGAAATGGAAAGTCGAATTACTTCTAGTCTTGATGCAGCTAAAAGCAAATTAAGAGATGCTAGAGATACAGGAAGTATTGATGCCGAAATTGAAGCACAAAAAGAAATTGCTAAATTAGGCTATGAAGAAGCAAGATTAGCTGAAATGAAACTTAATCAAGAAGCTAGATCTAAAGAGAAGAGTGAATTAATTAAACAACCAACAAATATTCAACAAGGACAACCCCCTCAACAACCAGTTCCAGATGCGAAAGCAACTGAATGGGCACAAAAAAACGCTTGGTTTGGTAAAGATAATGCCATGACTTATACAGCGTTTGATATGCACAAAAGATTGGTAGAAGAGGAAGGTTTTGACCCACAATCTGACGAATATTATGTGGAATTAGATAGAAGAATAAAGCTTGAATTTCCGCATAAATTTGGTAATACTACAGAACAATCGACGAGACCTACACAAACTGTAGCTTCGGCTACGCGAAACGTAAAAAGAGGTACTGGTCGCAAAACTGTGAAGCTCACATCATCACAAGTAGCAATTGCTAAAAAATTGAATGTGCCACTTGAAGAGTATGCAAAACAATTAAACGTAGAGGAGTAATAAGCATATGACTAAAATTGAAACTGAAAAAGTTACAGAGGAAGTTAAAAAAAACTCACGCGCGTCCGAGACAAGGGAAGCTACAAAGCGCCCTGTTGAATGGACACCACCCTCATCTTTAGATGCACCACCTGCGCCGGACGGATTTCGACACAGATGGATAAGAGCTGAAAGTTTGGGCTTTGATGACACTAAGAATATCGCTGGTAAATTAAGATCAGGATATGAATTAGTTACAGCAGCAGAGTTTAAAAACACAGATTATCCAGTCGTTCAAGATGGCAAACATAAGGGAGTGATCGGAGTTGGAGGCCTTTTGCTGGCAAGGATACCGAATGAGGTCGCCGAAGCACGTCAGAAGTACTATAGCGAGAGAGCTAAAGAACGAGACGATGCTGTCAAAAACGATCTGCTGAAGGAACAGCACCCGAGCATGCCTATCAGTTATGATAGCCGCTCTAGCAAATCTTTCGGTGGTAAGTAAAAGTTTTTTAACAATTACTATCAACGAGAATTACATTAACCGTGACTGGAGGTCCGCAAGGACAGGTCACATACGGAGGAAACAAATATGGCTAATCAAGATGCCGCTTTCGGTCTAAGACCGTTAAAGACAGTTGGTCAACAAGATGATTCCACTGGAATGAGTTCTTATAATATTCAGCCAGGCGATGCGAGTGTAATATTCCAAGGTGCTTTAGTAGGTTCACCTGCTACAGGTACTGGATATGTTGACTTGCAAACAGCTGGTTTAGTATTAAACTTGGGCGCATTCTGGGGATGTTTCTACAATGACCCAACTACATTAAAACCTACGTTCAAAAACTACTACCCTGGATCAATTACTCCACCTAACAGTGGAACGGTTGAAGCATTTGTGTATGACAGTCCATCACAAATGTACGAAATCCAATCAGACAATACAGGTGCTTCAGCACAAGCTGACATTTTCAAATGTGCGGATTTAGCTGGTGTAAGTGGTTCAACTTTGAACGGAGTAAGCTCAATGGAACTAGGGGACGCTACTCTAGGTACAACTGGGCAATTTAAAATAATCGGAGTTTCAA